CTGACATTATTTCCTCAAATTTATAGATCCCCCCGCCCCGGGTAGAAACAACCCCGCTATTGAGAGTTTTCATTATAGATTTTTTTTCTAATTCACCGATATTGCTATCGTCAAGGTAAATCATAGTCTCCTTCCTTGCCACAAGAAAACATTACTTTGTTGGAATGAATGTAATGCTTCCACCACCTTTTGCAATGTCAGCTTTTATTTTACACCCTTTCGGTAAAATAAATCTCCATTCCATCTCTCTTGATGTTTGCATATTATTTTCTTCATTAATCTGAACGATAGATTCACTGATTATGGTTGATATTTTATATGCAAAATCGTTGCTTTCAATGCTCATTTTACGCCTCCCTACCTGGATAAACACAGATTAGCACAAAAACCACCACCAAACCTATCATAGTCGCACCAACAATATTCTCCCCCATCCGAGGAGGCAACATTTGTTTACAAAATAATGTGATGGTACAAAAACTTACAAACGTACTTATAGCCAAAATTATCGTTGCTAGCTTTCTACTCACTTTATAGCCTCCTTTTTTTAGGCATAATGGTTTAACCAACCATGCTGTTTTTTGCGTCCAGTGGGTTTGCTTGTTAGCTGTTTTATTCAAAATGGGAGTTGATGCCTTTGAGCATAATCTAAAGCCGTTTCTAATAATGAAACTGTATCATTTTTTTCAGATTTTGCTTTGATTGCCATGACTTCCCTATTGGTAATTGCGTATAAGGCGTCTTGGAGTGTTTTATCAAGTTTAATTGCTACCTCAATAGGATCTTCACCTTCAACCAACTCTGCTTTTAAAGAGATATTGTCCCATTTTTCCCCTGAGATTGTTCTTGTAATTTCAATAAGCTTCATTGTGCTCCCCCCTTTCTATAGGTAACGTTTAGTTAAGCGGCACGTAATTTACGACCGCACCAAGAACAAAAGTAACGATGCTCTTCATCTATTACCTTGCAGAAATCACACGGCTTTTGTGCATCTGCGTTAACGTCTTGTTCTTTTGCGTATTCACGCAACCGTCTTGCCGCTTCGGATAAAACCAAGTCAGCATCATGGTCTAATTCCACCGGTATCCTCATAATACATTCCCTTAATAAGGATTTACCAGAATCGCATGCCGTGATAGCGGTCGCAATCTCATCCATACGTTTACACAAAATTTCAGTCGGGACGTCTTTGCTTTTTTTATACTCTGTACTCATAACTTTTCCTTTATTCTATTATCGTTGCTTTCAATGCTCATTTTACCCTCCTTCCCATCATAACGCCCCGCATAAGCGGTATGAGGGACGAACATCCGACTTGATGCAGTTGTTAGGAGATATTTTTATCGTTAAGGAGGTAATCTCCCTTTTACCGTTGCCGGAACCCCGTATGCTATGCAATTATCTGGGATACTTTTTGTTACAAAACTATGAGCCCCCACTATCGTATTTTTACCAATGATTACTCCCGGCATAATAACCGTGAGAGCACCTATTTTACAATTTTCTTTTAAGATAATATGCGCCCGTTTATTATTTATTGTCGATTCTGAATATATATAGCAACCACCCCCAATTTGAACATAATCTTCAATTTTTACCCCATATTGACAAAAAATATGAGTGCCTGCTCCAATGTCGGTATATTTGCCAAGCACAAAGCCGTCTTTATGGTATATTGTCCAGCCATATTTAGTAGGCTTGCCTTCTTTAAAACGGGGGTATTCCCAGTCCGTCGACATATCCATACGCCTCCATTAACATTTCTACAATTTTAAAGTCCAAATCTGTGTCAATATCGCAAAAAGTATATTCCGGCATAAGATAAATGCTGGAATTATTTGAAACAGGGTGCTTATTTTTTTGATTTACCAAAAATGACCGCTGATAAACATAAATACAACAATTCATATCATAAACGGGGGGACAATCTTGAGATCGCCACGACTTCACGTCTTTGCTGATAGAAAACGTGCCCCCCCGTTTTTCTAATTGGTTAAAATATGGATTCCTGCGGGCGTTGGTAACGCTGAAAACCGAATCATAGTCAAAAAGATTGTTGGCTAACCTGTAACAATTTTCAATATCGCTGACTCTCCGGATTGGATTGGTTATGTCAAGATCAACAATAAAAGAATATGTTTTCTTAAAATGTTTTTCTGCCCATATTAGAGTATACCGCAAGTCATTCATCTTAATCCCATTATCAACAGCTAGGTAATCGGGTTTTTCAAGGAAAGTTACTCCGTCAGGCAGCATATCCGGAACTTTTCTGTTATCGCTGCTTACCACAATATCGCCTTTTCCCCACCTTACGGCATGGCCAATCGTCCACATAATTAAAGGCTTACCTCGAAGCATCTTAATGTCTTTCCCGGGAAGGCGCTTTGATCCCTTACGAGCGCAGATAGTTGTTAAAACGTTCATATTACATCTCCTTATATGAATTTCATCGGCAGATAATCAGGATCTTTATGCCGATATCTCATAACTCGATCAAGAGCTATTACCATTGCCACTATTCCATCAATTTTACCCTGTGATTCCGCCTTATCTGGTTTCAGATTCCCAGCGGGATCAGTCCGGACTGCCATATTATCCGCCATCCATTTTAATACAGGATTGTTACCGTGGTTTATTTTCCCTTTCAATAAACTACTGTTTAGTTCCCGCATAGGTATTGCCATACTCAGAAAGCCCATGCCTATCGGAGTCACGTTCAATCCTTCCTCTTCTAATTCCATCATCATCTGATACCCTTGAAAAAGCCTGTCCACATTAGCGCTTTCTATTTGGAAAACCTCTGCATCCTTTAAAATTTGAGACTTTATGAATTGATAGTCGATAGCATCCCCGGGAGTAGTTTCAAGGTATCCCTGTTTTTTCCATACCTGATATTGGTCCCTATACTTGTTTTGTCTATCATATAATCTTTTTTCTGGACACCAGAAACGACAAAGTACATCGATAAATTCAGGGTCCTCCTCATCGGGGAATACCAGCACCCAGGCGGTAAGATCTGTAACACTCGATAGATCTAAACCTCCGAAGCATAGCCGCCCCCTGAGTTTATCTTCCTGAATTGGTCTTAAATAATTTCTATCCCACAATGCAAGATCAATCCACCGATCTGATTGCTGAACCCAAACATTTAAATGCTTTCTAAGGAAAGTATTTTGTGCGGAAGGAAGCTCCGTTGCCTTTCTGCATTTTCGTTGTAGATCGTCCAGCTTTACGGAAACCCCAAGATTAGGATTAGCCTTAATCCAGGATGTTTCATCATTCCACTTATCATTTTTATCAATTGTGTAAATCATTCCGAAATAATTATCATCCTGGATCGTCTTGTTTAGAATTTTTTCAGTATAGGTGTGTTGCTCCCAGCAAATAGAATCCCGGTTATAACCAGCGGTAGTGATAGCAATTTGAAGTGGCTGCCTTCTTGCGCCGGTTGCTGTTTCCATTACGTCCCACATATCCCTAGTTTTATGTGCATGGAGTTCATCGATTATTGCTCCATGCACATTAAGCCCATCGCATGAGTCAGAATCCCGTCCCAGCGGTTCAAATTTACTGGCGGTTTTCATAATATGCAAATTATTTTTAAAGGTACCGATTCGTTTTTTAAGGAAGGGAGACTGCTGCACCATGCGGGAAGCCTCTGAGTGTGAAATAATGGCTTGATCACGCTTAACCCCTGCTGAATATATTTCGGCTCCTGGTTCTTCATCAGCACAAAACAAATATAGCCCTAACGCACTGACGAACGTCGTGTTATGGGTTGGTATAAACGATTTGGTAATAAGGAAAAGCTTCGAGGGAGAGTCCACTTGTATACATCTCACTGGCACCGATTCAATTTCCTTAACTTCACAAATTTGCCTAGTTTGGGAGCGTGATAGGCGAGACGATTGCGGTCGTTGCCTTATATATTTTTTAGGAAGACGAAAAATAGGTATGTTGTTATCAGCATGAAATTGGATTCTATATTTCAAGCCACATTTTCTATCATATATGGTTGCTATCTCCTCTCTTATCCTTGTTTTAATCCCTAAAGTACCAATCAACTCATAAACGCCCTCTGCTAAAGCTTTATTTACCGTGGTAAACTCGGATTCGCCTCTCTTACTACAACAACCATCTGTATCCATTAACCCCTGGAGCAATGATAACCTTTGCTCATAAGAGCCTCTGAGATATCCAGTGGGAATATGTTTGTTATTAAGTATCCCCAATTCATATAAGAAATATGAAAGTCCTTTAATCCCAAATGTTATTTTTGTTTTACCAATTTCTTTTACCTCGAATCCCTGGATTAAAAAAGAATCCAAAATTTCCTGATCTGTAGTTGTAATCTGATTGGAAGAAGTATGCCCATCCCCCAACCAGACACCAAGCAGATACGGATCTAAAATAAATGGTTGCTTTGGTAAATTAAGTGGTTTTGCAACTGGGATACTGTGATTATGTTCTCTAAAACTATATTTACCTTTTTTGCGATCACCAGAAGATAGAGTTTCCAATATCTGTTCGGTAGTAAAAATTCTTTTCGATGAATTTTTTTTGCCTCTTACCCCTCCGGTCCGTGAACGTGGTTTTGTCCACCATAGATGCTCCCTGTCGGCTATTGCTTTGGTTCCATCTGAGAATATTAATTCATAACATTTATGATTATACATTATATCCGATACATAAGTAACCTTACATTGATTGCCCTCCTCATCAAATAAAGTATCGTCTATTTTAATTTCTTCTATTGTCTTCCATCCCCAAAGAGTTGGCAATAAAGTATCTAAAGCAAGCGCCTTCCCATTTTTTCTTGGAATTTCTAAATATGCTGTCCTAAACCTTCTCAACCCACTTGCGTTTTTCCATCCGAAGAGCATCCAGATTATAAACTGTTCCCATGGTGCAAGGGTAAACTCGTTTCCTGCCCATTCTCCTTTGCTATGCCGTAAAAGACTAAAAAAATCAATAGCGCTTCTGGCAGATCCCGGTTTAAACTCTAATCCCCGTTTGTGCCCATTCTTTAAATCGTCCAGATGCCGCTCTACACAAAGCTTAACCCACTTGCAGACAGGAATCTTTTTATTTTTTACATTTCTGATATATTGTTCTGCAAGATATTTAGCTATTTCTTCTGCTCCGTTTCTTTGTCATGTATATTTCAAATTCATCTACGTCTTTCTCCATTGCCAATCCAGTTAAGCCAGCCCTATCTCTAGCCGATAATCCAAATGAAGCAGAAAAAGATCTTAATTCTTTCATGTATTGTTTTTCCATTACTAGCCAGGGATTTTGTTTGACTTCAAGGTGTTCATTCCCGGCGCCATCAATGGTATGTTTTGTTTGAACGCAGGAAAAGTCTTTCTTTCTTTTTTCCTTCCAGATAACGGACAGGGTACTAATTACTTCACAGAGGGCAGTCAGCATGTAGCCATCAATTTCTGTTAATAGCCCTACTTGATATAATCTGGGAGCAAGAAAAGCCCATGCCTTTTTCCCCGCTCCCCTTAATTCAGTTGGGCATTCAGGGATTGCGGCTAAAGGTTGAGGTTCGTCTGTTGGAAGAAGTCGCTTCCCGGGATTACCTTCTAATCTTTTTAATGCTGTTGGTTTGGGTCTCCCAGGCATAATTAACTCCTTTTTTTTGGGTTTATTGCAAGCGCAAGTGAGGGTTGAAATGGTTCATTTAACTTTGCGCCTTTTTTCATATTATCTTTTGCCGGGTATAATCGCAGGTTGCTTAAAGCCCAACAATTCTTAAAATCTAAATCATATTGGGTTTTAAAATTATGAGCTTTAATAGGGACTATATGGTCAATGTGAAGTTTACCATTGCCAGCCAAACAATCTTCCCATACATAACCTTCCGGTATTGTATTTTTTAATCTTTCTATGAGGTCTTCTTCATTATAAGGCAAAATATCTTCAAAGGTTCTGCCTTGTTTCGGCCCTCCATAACGGTTTAGACAGGTTCTTAATAGATTTTTAACCCTCTTTATTAAAGCAAACCTTGGATCTTTTCTTAATCGCTGTCTATACCAAGCATTAACTTTTTCTCGTGCAGCTGGTCTCCTGCGGAGTTCAGCTGCTTTCTTTCTGTACTCCGGGGTCCTTTCCCTTTCTCTTTTTCTTTCTCGTATCTCTGGTCTACTGCGGTAGTCCTTTGCTTTCTTTTTCTTTTCCGGGGTTTTATAATATTCATTTTGTCTTTTATTTTCTCTTTCTCGTATCTCTGGTCTATTGAAATAACCCTTTGCTACCTTTTTGTATTCCGGGGTTCTCTTTCTTTCCCTTTCTTTTTCTCGTATCTCTGGTCTCCTGCGGTATTCAGCTTGTTTCTTTTTGTATTCCGGGGTTTTATATCTTTCTCTTTCTCTTTCTTGTACCTCTGGCCTACTGTTGTAGTCAGCTGCTTTCTTTTTGACTTCCGGGGTTTGGTGGTATTGTTTTGCTTTTTTTGCAGCACATTGTTTACAAGACGATTGATAACCATCTAAAGAACGAGTTTTTCTATGAAAGCTAGAAAATGATTTCGTTTCCCCACAGGTTTTACATTGCTTCCTCCCATTAGCTATTCTAGCCAATGCTGCACTTTGCCTTTTTTTCGTACGTCTTTTTTCTTCACATTTACGAGAGCATGTTTTTTGATGTTTACGAGTAGTAAAGAATCCTTCTTTGCATTCCAAACAAATGCGCTTATCGCAAACTCTACAAAGGAATCTTTTCCCTAGAATAACTCTCTTTTCTTCACCGCAAGTTTTGCATATATGACGTTTTATTGTTTCAGTCCTTCTAATTTGTGCTGTTGGAGCTAAAATATTTCATTTGGGAATATCCTGAAGTGCGGCCGGGGACGTTTTAC